CGATGGCGTGATGGTGCGTGCGAGTGGTACGACGTTGCAAATGGTGGTGCGTAGTAGCGCCACTGGAACGATGCAAGAGGAAGTGGTGGATCAAGATAGCTGGAACATTGATACGCTTTCTGACATTGACTTCTCCAAAGCTCAAATATTTTTTACTGACCTGGAATGGCTTGGCGTGGGGCGAGTGAGGGTTGGTTTTGTTATTGATGGCGAAATTCGATATTGTCATGAATTTAATCATGCGAACAATGTTGATAGCGTTTATATGACAAAAGCTATTTTGCCATTGTCCTATGAAATTGAAGCTATTGATACTCCTGCATCGACTTCCACATTGAAGCATGTTTGCTCCACTGTTATTTCAGAAGGAGGCTATGAGCCTCATGGTGCCATCTCATTCATCTCCCCTCCGCTCGATGCCATCCCAAACACCGCTGGTGAGCGCATTGTTGCTGGTATTCGCATGGTCAGCGGTCGCACTGATAATGTGATCATGCCTGCGAAAGTGGATGTGGTGACAGAAGACGCTACGACAGTGCAGTGGCGCCTACGTCTCAATCCCACAACTAGCGGCGTGAGCTGGGCTGCAGCAGACAATGGTAGAGGCAATGTGCAGACCACTTGTTCTGGCACCATTGTTTCTGGCGGCACTGTTCTTGATAGTGGATTGTTCTCTGATGCTGGTGCTATTGAGCTAAATCTGGAAAATAAACTTTCTTATGCATTGGGCGTTGATAATGCAGACAATAGTGATCAACTGTTTCTGACAGTTGCAAGTTCTGGCAATGCCAAAGCCACTGGCATGCTTGGTTGGATTGAAACTGTTTAATCATCAAGGCGCCAAGTGATGCGCATTGGACCACCAAGAGGAGAATCACCATTCTCCTCTTCAATAATCACTGAAGGCACGGCAGCATTTGGCACTGGCGTGATTATTGCATCAGGAAATTTACGCTTAGCTTTCTTGGCAAGTTTATTTGTCATGGCAGTGCGCTGATCTTCCGCCCAATATTCGACAAGCTTTTTTGATTGCTCATCAACATTTTTCATCACTTGCGCAGTTTTCCATTCAGTCCAACTTGGCCGACAATTGGCCATCATGCGCCTAAACCATGGATTGGTGAGCAGAGCTGGGCTTCTGTCTCGTTATGGAAATAGCCTTTGTCGTCGTAACCAATGATCACAGACCAATGTCCGCCGCCTGTGGGACGATTGGGCGTACCGTAATGCAACCAGCCCACTGCAACGGGACGACCGGCATCAATTTCTTCTTTGAGCATTGACTCTGTGGCCAATGTTGTGAAGCGCGACTTGAGGCCCAAGGAGCGCAATGCCCTCACTTGAGACGTGCTGTCTGTCGTGTCGCCATATTTTGCGCGGACAATATTGTAATCGTCGTCTGAGCTGATTTTGCCATGGTATGCTGCAACCATTGCGCAACTAGATGAGAAGCATTCTCGATAACCAGTGCCAGAAGCATTGTCGCGTTGGCTGAAATAGGGCACCTTCAATGGATTGACTGGTGGCTTAAAGGCCGGGCCAGAACGATATAGCACAGCAAATTCATCTAGCTCTTCCGGGGACAAACGTTCTTGCAGCCAGTTCCATGCTGCAATTTGATGATTTTCTTCGTTGTAATATTTAGCTGCATTGGTGAGTTGAATTTTTTGCAGCTTAGGAGCGTTTTGGTCCATGAGGCGAATTAATTTAGCTGGATAATTTGGATCTGTTGCATATCCTTGTTCTTTAAGCATGTATGCCGCAGCATTTCTATCCTTCGCATTGTTCACTCCTTTATAACCTTCAAAGTCTTTATACCATAGCCTCACGAGGTAATCAATGCAAGCTTCGGGAGAAGGGAAATCAATGAAGCCATCAGTGATGGTTAGCCATTGACCATTGATAAATTCTTGCGTGAGATGGGAAGACGCTGCTTGGCTTTTGATGCTTTTTAAGCCAAAGAAATTATTTTTACCACTGACAATTGTGCCCCATGAGCTTTCTAATGCCCATTGAGCTGCGACAAGTTCAGGAAACTTTGCTCCTACGCTTTTGGCGTAGGAGCTTATACCTTCCCATGAATTGGCGACCATGATCAAGAGCGCTTAGGAAACACGCGCTTGAGAATGGTGAGCACCAATTGAACGGTGGAATTCTCCTTAAGAGGGCTCACGGCGATGATGTGTTCGGCAGCGCCGACGATAATGGCGCCAACAATGAACCATTCTGCAGCAGTCATAGCAAGGAACTATGTAGTGGATATATTTAGCCTAGCGCTTGATCTCCAAGGAACGCACGCGCTTCTCTAGCTCAGCCACGTTTTCCGTGAGTTGCTCAAGACGTTCCGTAATGCTTTCAACTTGCGTGGTCACTTTAATTTGTTGATTGCCAACTGCCACTAACATTGCTCCAGTGGAGAGGAGCATTCCGGCAGTAATTGTGGCAACAAAATTTGCCAGCCCTTCCTTAAAAGCTTGCATGATTGCGCTCCCCTCAGTTCTTAATATAGCAAATCACAAGGCGTACATTTAAGGGGACAATTGAACAGAGGCATTATGTTTGTTGCCTATGAGCCTGAGGATTACATTCACAGTCTCATCGAAGTGCGCAAATCTGATGCCAGACGATTGTTCCGTAAATCAATATATAACGACTATCCATTGCGTGGCCCTTTGGGGCAGCCAGCATGCGCATATTGCGGGCGATGGCATGATAAATTGACCATTGATCATATCATTCCCAAGAGCAAGGGAGGCCCTCACTTCTCCCGCTGGAACTTGGCTCCCGCTTGTCAGTCATGCAATTTAGCGAAAACTGATTTGCCAGTTTTTGAATGGTGGCGTCCGCAGAAATTTTGGACTGAGGAACGAGAAGAAATTCTCACTGCATGGATTTTCGCCAATAGCTTCATTGATGCCCACACGCAAGAAAATGAATATTGGCAATATCTTGCATCGAGGCGCGTTGTTCAACAAGCAATCAATTATCAATGCGTCAATAAAAAAGCTCCCAAGGCGGGAGCTTTTTCTTTAGAAGATTTAAAGGAAATGGACTGGTTATGGGCTAGCTAATGGGCTGGAAGAGAATCGTATCGTCTGCCATGCCTCCTGGCAACGGCATGTCATATCTGATGTCAGGCATGGGACAGAAGCCATCTTTGCATTCTGCATTGTTTTGGCTTTCATCAAGCTGAATCAATGTATCCAAATTCACGGGATCAAAAAGACGAGTCATTGTTGTAGAAAGCCTCGAAGGCTTCGGGAACGATGGAATAGGCGATGTTGGCTAAGCCGTCAGCGTAAGCACGAATTTCTCCTTGAGCATCGTGAGAAGCTCGCAGGCTAATGAAATGAAGCAATGCTTGGAGGCTGCAAGTCCAGGCGAAGCTCGTATAGTGACAAACGGGGAGAATGCCACGAGCCTGCTCTTTGCTCACACCAGCGTCAAGGAGCGCCTTGTAGGCGCTCTTAATGGCATCGATGGCCTGTGTGTAGGCAGCTTCCGCTTCGGCTTGCCTGGACGGCGACAGCGGTCCCAGTGATGCTTGCTTGTTACTGGGGCTTTGCTCTCGGAATTGATTGGGCATATAGTATTGCTCGTCATCAGCAGAACAATACCTAAAGCTTTTCTCATTCCAGCCCAATTGATCATTGGCATAGTTCCCTCCAATGACGTGCTTCCACCATTGTCTAGCAACAAACAACGGAGCTTTAACGTGCCATTTGAACACTACTCCTCTAAAAGGGCTGGTGTGCTTATGGGCAACCAAGTAATTGAGAAGCTTTTGGTCGCGGGAGCTGAACTCTGGACTTTCAGCGTCAAAGCTTTGCCTCGCATCGTTAACAATGTCAAGCGAGCTTCCCATGTAGTCAAGCAGCCGCAAAGAGCTGATGCCATCGTTAAGGGGATCACGAACGGAAAACGGGCTCATGGCAGCATATCAGACAGCGTGGTGAGATCGTCAAGGATGGGACGATGATGAGCGGCAAAATCAAGACAAGCCTTCTTCACATCGCGAATGAATGCTTCCAAGCCCATGTCGGGGCCAGTGCCTCCGAAGTATTCGTCAAGCGTCTCCGAGAGGCGCTCATAGCGCTGTTCTTCGTAGTTTTTCGTGATAGAAGGAGAGAAGTCAATCATGAGAAGACGATTGATATTGGGCGCATACTAAAGCCGGGAGAAGGCTGTTTACATTCGTGCCAAACCAGTTTTGCTTCTGGCACATGGGCATGGTTTTCTGTTTGCGTTGTCGCGATTGCTCGTAGAACCAAGAGACCATTTGGCTCGATTGGAAGGCCATGCAAGGAAATGGCGAGACAGCCGTAATTATAAGTGCGGAGATACCGCCTCTTGGCGTCGCGCTAAAAATGAATTCCCCTTGCATCGTTTTCTTAAACTAAAGGAAAGCTCAATGCGCAGCAATGCACTACACCATACCAGTGATTCTTGATTACGATGGTCAAAAGCATCTTGCCGCTATGGGACCATTTGAACGCAGCGTCGAACGAGATTTCTCGTTGGCCGTCAACAAAAAAGCCATCCAGGAATGCAGCAGCATCGACAAGCTGAGAGAAGTGTCGACCAATCTGCTAACGGGATGGAGCAACATGCAAGAGGCAGTGCAATCGCTCGTCAAGGAGAATTTAGAGCTGCGTCAAGCTATTGGCCTGCGTGAAAGTGAGCTTCATGCTGCAGAACAGCTTCTCACGGAAGCCGCTCAAGCTATTGAGAGTCAATATAAGCAGCAATCATCTCAATCCAAGCGTGGTCTTTGGCCGTGGCGGAAGTGAGGAGAAACACTTTCCATCCACTCAGCATCGCCAAATTATATTTTCTAGCATCACGTTCATAGCCTGATCCGGTGACATGCCTGCCGCGCATATAAGTGCCTCCTTGAATTTCGATGAGGCATTTGCTTTGCGGATGAGCAAAGTCAGCTCTGTAACGCTTACTGCGTTTGTTCTTGGCGTGGCGCTCTTGGTAGTCACGTTCCCATTCTTCAACATCGCTGAATTCCCTTTCTAAAGCAATGGAAGGAAATTTTGATTGCCAAAGGCCGAGGAATTGATCTTCAAGAGCGCTCACAAAAAAGCCGCAACTGTTACCAGCTTAACGATTATCGCCGTCGCCTTTGATTTTGCCGCGCTTCATGCGATCATGAAGCTTATCAAGATTGGACTGTGCAATCTCATTCATATCAAAATTAAGCTCTGATGCGATTTGTGATACGTACCACAACACGTCGCCAAGTTCTTTCTTGATTGCTGCGCGACTTTCGTGATCAAAATAGCCGCCCTTATCTCGCATTACTTTCTTCACTTTTTCTGCCACTTC